CCCTGCTATCTCGGTACAGATTTGTTCTTCTCCTTGAACCAGTAAATCTTCAAAGCACTTACTAAACTGTTCCTTCATATTCTGGTTTATATAACCATACTGAATAAGTTGAGATGCCATTAACTCGCTTCTATCTCTATAGTTAAATTTCATCCATTTAGCCTGAGCTTGTATTGCAGCGGATACTTCTTCTTCAGAAAACTTATTAGCCACAATTCTCTCAAGAATAGATTTATTCATAAGAGCAGAGATATCCTCAATCTTAGTATTTACCAAGTCAGGATTTGACATAGTTATTAATGGATTGAATTTTGACTCACGTTCCTCTCCAAGAAGAACAGCCATATAGGAGTTAAGTAGGGGATAGTTCTTATAGTTATTATCAAACTTAGCCTCAACCTTATAAGGGTTTATTACAGCACTTACTTCAGCTGGATCTACGATGTTATTTATAAGATTTACGTTACTGAGTTTTTCAGCCATTGTGGCTCTTATACCAGTATCAAGATCAAAACCTACTACAGTATCTGCAGCATCTACACACTCCTTATAGTATTTTTCAGTTTTTTGAGCACGACTTCTCTTTTGGAATGGAAAAGATAGTTTACCCGTATTATTAAAGTTAGTTCCCATTAATTATAATTTTGTGTAAAGTTAAAAAATAAAACTATTCAGACTCGGGATTTTTATTACTGGTATAACGTAAACCTAAAAAATCTTTGGCTGGGTTTTGCATTTTAGCTCTTTTTCCTATACCACTATATCTTAAAAACCATGGATCATCTACTATTGTTTTTATTTTATCTTCATATTTATGTTGTTCATATTTCTCTCTATCTGCTCTTAGAATCATAAGCATTCCCATAGCAGATACACGGTCAAAGTTATCATCTGGATTCCAAGAGATAAGTTCTCTAATATATCCTAATGATCTTACTTTATGTAAGTTTAATACTGAAGGAGCCTCGATGATATTACCATTTTCATCAAACTCATCTTCTTGAAGAGGATTATAAGCTGGAGAGATTAGCCAGTCTGCCTGTAATTTTCTACCCCAAGCATTAACCATCTTATTTGCACTTGTACCCTTAGAACGATTACCAAATGTAACTCCTTTAACATAATCCATATCCCTAAGAACTTGAGGAGTATCACATAAATATTGAAGGTTTCTTGTAGTATCAAAATACTGAAATAGTCCTTTTAAGTTATTTTCATAGTTTGCTATAGCATTATAGAATTTTAATAACTTTACACAATTATCATAAAACTCCGAAGCCAGCCTAGGTCTCCCAGTATATTCAGCTACTATCCTATCTGTCCAAGTATCAAATATAAGAATAGATCCAAGAGAATTTGTATAATTACCTTCATCAGAATCTATGGGGTCTATCCCCGCTATATATCTCCAAAAAGGAATTGTACCTGTAGAGTTTAATCTTCCCGGCATTTCAAAAATCTCTATTGCACCATTCTTATCTAATTCATCTTTAATAGGATAATTCCTAAGTACAGGATGTAACTCCTGTTTATCCCAAGAGATTTCTCCTCCTATGGTAGTCTTTAGATGACCAAGATAATGAGCTCCTGTAAATTTTGGCATATCGGGCATTATCTCAGCCAGATAGTCCTTAAGATCTGCTACTGGGAATATACTACCTTCTCTCCTCATAATAGCTTCTTGTGGTATTATACACATCTCAGCTTTATGTTGAACTAAGGTATTTGAATCTGTTGAGTTATATTTTATATAAACCCTTCTTTCAATAATCTCAACTAATGAACCTAATACATCAGAGTTGCCTGATTTATCATATCTCCCCAATCTATTTAAATATGCTGGAAAGAAGAAAGCACATGAAGAAGACCCATTAACATTCTTATCATATACGTTAGGTACTTCCAAAATATTATAACCTCCTGGATTGTAAAACATTTCTTCCGCTCCTTTAAAGTCAGCACCTGCAGTACCACCAGTACCACCACCGACCATAGTCCCAAAAGCAAAATTACCTTCTTCAACAGACTCACGGGCTACCATCCAAGACTTAAGTAGATTAGGATGTTTTCCCCACTCATCCCAATATATTCTTGGGCCTCTTTTACCCCTAGCTTTATCAGGATCTCCCTGTGTTGTAACTCCTATAACAGAGTTTCTTGTGCCTTGAGTAAGACCTGCAGAATCTACATATCCCATTTCCCAAGTCATGGAGTTAAGAGAATTTTTAGATTTTAATCTAGGCCATGGGGTATTACTTGCACACCAGTCTACATTATCTTCAAATTTATTAAGAATACCATCTTTTACAAGATACTCTTTTTCAGATGCAATGGCAAACCCTTTTACATCACCACGATTAACTGAAGTATCTCCAAGAATGATAAGTCTGGCTAAGTCCGATCCCGCCTTAAAAGAGAATCCCATACCTCTTTTCTTAAGTAACCCCACATGCTTCCCTGCATCAGTAGCTTGTTGGATATAATGGAAATAAAAATAATCTCCATCATAGAAATCTGGAAAGTCTCTAACTCTTTCTGCCCTCCTTGAACCTAGTTTTATAACACTCCTTAGAATAGGAGAGTAGTTGAGATAGAAATAATGAGGGCCTGTAATCCACTCACCATCCTCTTCCCTTATATATCCTTCACGACATCTACGTGCTTCCTCCTTCCAAAAACGAAAATATTCTGAGTTTGGGGAGTTGTTTGGAAATAGATTAGTATATTTCTTAAATTGTTGGAAATGAAGTGCGGCAGGTCTAAAGTAATCTGTGTTCTCTAATATATGTGGTTCTGTTATACTTACCTTTACTCTACCGAGATCATCTTTTTCAAGATCTTTTGAGTATTTTCTATTAGGACTTATAAGATGTTTTATAAAAGGAACTGTATCTATAAATTCTACCAGTTCACTGACTACCTCTTTTTCAAGGTTGTTAAAATCTATTGGAGATTGACAACTATTATACACCATCTTCAAATACAGCTTTTGTCTTGCTGCCTACTTTGTCTTTCTTTGCTTGGACTTCTTTTTTAACACTCTCCTCTAATTTAGTAAGATTATCAAGAATACTAGCACTACGTTCAACAACTCGTGCCAGCTTATCAATATCATACTTAGGTCTTCCCTTATCATCAAGGGCTAGGAAATCTACCTCTCTGAAATATTCCCTCATCTTATCTATAACTACTTTAGAATCACGTAGTAATAGTAATGGAATAATTTCTTCGCTCCTTTTACGATAGAATTCCCTAGCCTCAATGACGGCTTTGTCTTCTTTCCAGGAAGACGGTAATGAAAGAACTGGAATAACTTCTTTCTTTCTTTCATCTTCATTAACTACATCAGAAAAATCACTTTTATAATCCTCCATGAAATAGACATAACCAAGCTCTGCAAGAGCCTTCTCCTTTAGTTTAGTCTTATCACGTTCCCAGAGAACTTTAAAAGGTAACAATGCATACGCCTCTTCTGATATAACTAATTGATTGTTAACCAAATCAAATAACCTCATTCTTCCGCTTCTTTAACTTTTTTCGTAATCTCGCTTTGTTCCAAGGGGGGCAATAAAATAATAGAAAATATGGTATTCTCATAGAAGGATATTCCTCCTTCTCTTTATCGCACCTATATTTCATAATAATAGATTGCAAGTCGAAAGGAGCTTTATAGATCTTCTCTACATCTGCAATAGATATATTAAGCTCCTTTGCAATACTATTAATCAAAGTCTTCACTTCCTTCTGCATCTTCTTCTATGTCTTTAGGAAAAAGAAGTTCATCGTGCATTTCTTCCAGACAAACTGAACAGATATATACTCCCTGAAATAGATAAACTTCCTTTCCCTGTTGTTTACGTTCTAAAGATTCACAACGTACACAACTATTTTTCTTATTTGCCATTACTAACTAAGATGTTTTTACTGTTTTTATATACAGAGTGACGTTCTCTTGAAAGAGCACCACAACTTGTACAACGATAGTTCTTATACTTTCCTGTTGGTGTATAATAATAATATCCTGCAAAAACAAGATCGTGTCCACCACAATGAGGACAAACAGGAGAATCAGAATCTACAAATAAATTATAATTAGGATGTCCCTTAATAAAAGGTCTCATTATCAAATATACAGATTCAAGAACAAGAACGTCTTGTCTGTT